ACTTTACGGAAAATAAAAATAATTAAAATCTACTTTCTGCTACCCTCCACTCTCACGTAACAACACCCCCACTTGGGAGGTGAAAAACCGTGAGGTATTCACTGGACTGAAGGTCCAAGTGGGGGATTAAGTATCGTGCTAGAATGTCTCGCCAAGAGCACGATTACTTTGCAATGTTCCCTGAGGGGCTACAATTTAATGTAGTTTGTAAGGGGAACAATCCAGACAATGCAAGTCTGGTAATTGACAGAAGGTCAATTAGCAACTTACGACAGCCAACGCGTTTAACGTTCTTCAAGGCAATCGTAAGGATTTAGATTAACACTTAATTAAAAGAATTAATCTAGAAACTTAAAATCTAAATGAAAACCAACCAATTAAGGTCAGTGGACATAAACATTTAAACCCGACCAATTAAGGTAAGGTTTCATTCATACAACACAAATATTTACACAGAAGAATTTTTGACAATGGTCAATGATGTCAATGCAGGGGCTGTTGCAGGATCATTAGCTAACGAGTAGGTAACGTCTGAAACATCCACATACAGTGAGATATTGAACTTGCCTTGGATAGTAGTAGTGTAAATAGGAAGTGCGAATATAAGGTAACCCAAATTATCATCACTATTCATTCTCATCCAGGGCTCCATCTTCCTCCATTGAATTGGAAATTCAATGGCGGTGCCTTGAGCTCCAGAAACTGCATGGGAATTAAAAGCAATATATGATTCAGGCTTTGAAATAGTAGTAGGAATAATATTTGACTGGCACACATGAATTGATCCATTTACTCTCATATCATTGGTCACTATAGCTTTGATCTTAGGGCATCCTCTCCAACGATCATATCTTCGAGCATGAAGGTAAGGCCATGGTCCCAAGATGGCGGTATCAATCTTAATTCCAGCAATACTGGAGACATCACCGTCAGTAGATCCTAGAGTAAGGGTTGCGAGAAAGTTCCATCGTTGCTCGGTGTTGGCTACGACGGCATCTTCTTCCTTATCTTGTTTGATCTCTGTCATCTTGGTCACTTCGGTCTCTCCACTCTGCTTTTCAAATACGGTGTTTTCAAAGGCCTGGTTTCCATACCCAATGAAGTGGTGGTATTGCACAGTAGATGTGTTATACCACGAAGCCACTTCAAAGGTGGTTCCAATGGTTCCTGCAATCACATGAATCTGAAGGTAAATGGGCCAAGGATCAACGGTGTCAATCGGGGTAAGGGTATCTGAAATAACAGAAAATTTGCTACTCCAGTAAGGTCTAACTATTTCTGGTCCGGTTTTGAGATCCCACTCCTCTCCTGGAAGTTGGAGAGCGTCTTCAAGTGAGATCGCATTTTCGTCTTGAGTTTGGGTAATACGGAGCAAGACATTTGTGGATGGATTACTCGCAGCCGCAACTTTCACAATAGGCGTCTTCGACATCATGAGGTGGCGCTTTCTGTCGTCATACGCATAAGTGTCAGTTGGGTTGAGAACATTCATCACAAGGACAGCATTGTTATTAGCAATAACTCCTTTTCCTATCTTACTCCAATGGGTGTCTAGTCGTTGGGTGTGGTCTGAAACAGCTCCATAATCAATCTCTGCTTGCTTGCTATCATCATTCACTTTATACTCAAATATCTGTTTCTGTGCAAACTCATCCATCACCTTGTCATTCAATACTTTCTTTTGTCCTCGGGATAATTTGGAATTTTCTGGGATGTTGTTCAACCGTCTGAATTCATCATAATATTCTAGTCTTCGTCGCGAAATGTCAGCCTTTTCATGCTTGTCCTTGGTACGCACATACTCATCGTATGTCTTTCCAAGCACAAAAGCATTCAAGACATCTCGTTTCACAGTCTTTGGTAGTGATGTTCCTGGTTCACGACCAAGAGAAATATTATGCTGATCATAGATTGCTTTCTTCCAGCTGGGGGGCTTATTGAACATCTGCTTTTCAAATGTGCTGGATGAAGTATATTCATGAAGTTTCTGGGGATAGTTATTGGTTTTTGCAATTGTGTCATAATCTTGGAATTTTGCAAAGTCTACAACTGATGACACTCCTACTATTGTTGGTGCATTTTCAAAGACTCCAGTTATGGTATTGAGTGACATAACATCATATTCTCCATTCAATATTACTGTTTCTACTCGGGTCCATTCACCACCCACTTTCTCAAACCATGCATTTCCTCCACAAGCTTGCACATCTACTCCTTGTCCTATAGTTCCTGTTATCCATGCATACTCCTTAGTTCCTGAGGTTTCTTTCAAATGCAACACTGGTCCACAGATCATGGTAGTAGTGTCTGGCCATTTCAATCCGTTGTTTGATAAATTGATCTGACCAGTAGTTCCCAAAAACTGAGTATTGTTGCAAGTCCATTTTGATGATCCTAGGGAAAACATTTGGGTGGACATAACTTCTACTGGGGGTTTTACTATTTTGGGGGTATACAAACGCATATCTGAAGGACATGCGTACAATTGGAATTGGGCTACTGTGGGGAGGCCTTCTTCGGTCACCAAACCAGTCACATCTTTGATATGCAACGTTCCGAATGCATTCTCATAAGGGATATTCGATGTCTTCTCCATATGCATCGAAGATGCCCATGGCATAAGAACATGAATCTCACTTTGTTCTGAGGGATTCCATTCGAAACCAATACAATTCTCGGATGATGCCTTGTTTGGGGGTGACCAAGAAACCCAAAATCTTTGGGATTGGAAAAGGGGTAACTTACAGATGATTCTTACAATGGCTAGGGACTGAAACTGTTGCATAAAATTCATCAGGGTGGTAGTTCGAAGGTTGAATTTAACCTGGTAAGACTTATTTCCACTGTCATATAATGGCTGCCAAACATTTCCCCATTCTGGTAATGGGACAGAAAGGTTGTAGTCAACATGGGACGCTGAGATCGGATTATTGGACATATGAATAACCTCACGCATTCCTGAAGGGGTCATCTTCTTAGAAACAGGACGTGAGGAATTCTTTCCGGTGGTACTTATCTCTTCATCTATTGCCTGGTCAGAACTAAAGTCCCGATCTGGTGTATACAATGGAGTATAACTCTTAGCCTTTGGTTTGTAGACAATCTTCTTTGCTACAACTGGGGCTTTGCTGGGTTCACTAACTGTTGAGGGGGGATCTGCTACTTCTTCTCCAGCTTGCTTTTCAAAATTCTTTTCTCTTTCAAACCGCATCACACGTTCATTCCATGAATCCAAAGGATAGAGAAGTTTGAATTCAGTGATTCTTGGATGTTCTATAGGCCATTGAGCCAATGCACGAGTGGCAAAGGTCTTCAAAATGGGATCTTCTACATACCGCACGATCTCTTCGAGATAAAACCTAGTATCTTCATAGTCTGGCACTGGATGAAGATGATTCTTGGCAATATCCCAAGGCACTCCGTTGTATGTTTTCATCTCCTTGACACATCTTTCATCTGCTCGAATTCTTTCTTCTCGATTCCATCGTTCTGCCATCTTTTCTCTTCTCCACATCAATACATAGTCTCGATTGGGTTTGCCTGGATGTAAGCGTTTCAGTTCAGTAATCCTGGGATGTTCTAGTGGGAGGTGAGGCTTTACAATCTTCTTCTCTTGTTCCTTGTCTTTGATCGACATAGATAGTTCTTCAAGATACGGAAATGCTTCTTCCCACTCTTCAGGATCAATCTCCTCATTCTCTTCGTTAGAGTACATCTGATGATCAAATACGTCAGTATTATGATCAACGAAATTTGCCACTTGAAATGCCAGCAATGACAGGCGGGTGCCTATCATGGCAGCTTTCTTAGCAAGCTTCGCTTTATCAGTCTTCTTCTTCTTTCCATCATTCATCTGTTTCTCGAATTTATCTTCTTTCTCTGCTCGTCGCTGATCACGCTTGCTTCCTAATCTCATCTCTGTAACATATCTCTCAATGCCTTCTAGATCTTGAATTTCTTCCGCAGTTATCTTTTCTTCGATTTTCTTTAGCAACTCACGCTTTGCAGTCCTTCTCTCCTCTTCATCATTTGCTAGTTGCTCTTCCATCAAAGTCATCATCCGTTCCGCTTTTCTTGCAATTTTGATATCTTCATCATGTGCATATCTCTTTTCTGGGACTTTCAAGCCTAAATCTAGGAGCCTGCGCTCAAAGACGGCCATGTCTGCTTCACATACTTTTGGTCCATGATCGAACGCTGGTAAATATTGCACAGTTGCTGACATATCATAATTACAACACCGATCATATCCTGTCACAAAGATGATAACTTCCTCTCCATCTGCTTCATAAATTGCTATGTCTAGGACTGAATCAATATAATCTTGAATTGGTAAATTTGCTAGTCCTCCATCTACTACGAATCTTCCTTTTGGCCTAATTTTGAACATTCTAGATGATACTTTCTCCGCTTCATTTCTGTGCACTCCGTCATATTCTATTCCTTCTGTGTCACTCAAGTATATCAATCCGGTCATTACGTCGATGTTACTGGGTTCATGTATTTTCTGATGTTTGTCAAGCTCCATAGTGAATTCAGCACAGACTGGACACTGGGGGCAGTCTGGCCTGGCTCCACAACATTTCCTATGTCTGCTGGGATCGGTGATAAAGCAGTGGCATTTAGTGCACCACCACTTACACACTAGCTCTTTCTGATTAGGAAATTGTTTGACATATCTTTTGTAGTCACATGATTGCTCAGATGACACACATGTATTACGACCCGAAGGGTCCTGGACTTGCTTAGTTGCATGCTCCATTTTAATCCTTTCTGAAGTATGCTCATTGGTTCGTCCCAGTGCTGCTTGGTCAATTCTTCTCATCAACGTTTGCCAATTATCGGTATACTTGTAAACTGGAATTCCAAGAATAAGGCGCTGGTGCATTGGTAGCCTTGAGATTCCCTGCTTCAACTTTTTAACAAACTCTCCATAATAGATTGGTCCCAACTGTACTGCTTCTAGTAATGCTTCATCTATCTGGTCTTTAACTGTTCCAATGTCTGACTCTGAAATCTTTGTCCAATTAAACTGCTGTTCTATTGCGTCAACTGCTAAAGGGCTCATTACTATTGGTGCTCTAACTACGAACTTACGTTTGAGGAACATAAGCTCACTTACTGACTTTGCTGCAACTTCTCCTCGTATCTTTGCGGCTGTAGTATAGTCTTGTCCAAGTTCATTGATCATGATCTGCCTTATTGCTTCGAATTGATATTTGCTAAACTTATTAGTACTGAATATCACATCATCTCCAAAGCACGTGAACGCTACTTCATCATCAAATGATCCTAGCGATTGGTGTCCAGTGATTTTGCGGAAACAATACCAATGGTATAACAAGTTAACAATGCAATTAACTACGGTCGTCATGGGATTTCCTGATGGGTTACCATGTCTCACTAAATGAACTTCATCTCTACTAACATGGAAAGTTTCAACAAATTCATTCCAAATTACTCTCATAGCAGTCACATCTCCTCCTTCTACGTTAAGAATCGTCTGAATCACTATCTCTCCTGCAGTTGTCATGAAATCAGCTCTCAATTTTCCGTCAAATGATCCAAAATCAGCATCCATTCCAACGTCTCCTCTCGATGTTAAGTACTCATAGAGTTCTCTCCAATCGAGTGAGACTGGATTTATTCCGACTGAGTGGAACAGCTCCATCCTGTGTCTTTGCCATGCTGTTTTGAATTTGCCAAAATACTTGCGAGCTAAAATCACTGTCTCCAAAGGGGCAGCAGTAAATAGACGAGTCTTTCCGTACTTTACCTTTTCAATTGGTCTTGTTTCATCTTTCAAGCAATTTTTCCAGATAGATAGCATCCTTATTCCTTTCTTTGCAAGTGAATCTTTCCTAGCAATGGTATCCTTTAACAATTTTCCATGGAAAGTTGAACTATCAATTTTATATCTATATCCATCTTCAGTGAGTTCCTTTGTAACATATGCATTCTTCTTCTTTCCTGATGATTTTCCTACTCTCTGCCATGGTTCACCAGAACTTGTTGTCATATCTAGGGGCATACTGTCGGGGTCATTAATAACCCCTGAGAAGGCTTCTTCCTCAGTCATTATTGACAAGTCTTCCTCCTGCAGAACCATGGTAAAGTGATCTATCAACTGTTCTTTCATATCCTCAAGATCATTTTCAAAATTTCCTTTGTCTTCTCCTGCATATTTCACAAGCTGAGTTAGTAACAAATCGGGGTAGCCTGTAGTGTTCTTTTCTAATAGGGAGGTATCTTCTACTTGATCTAAAGTTAATGCTGATGGCTTCATTGTCTCCTCAAACGTTCCACGAAGAACATGGGGGATTATAGATGTTGAAGTTGCTGGTTTTGAGGTAAATGCTAAGTCTCCAATATAGTCTATCATATCCGTGCTAGCAATATAGGGCTCTACTTTTTCTTCTGTTACTAGGTCAAGTACATCTACTACGGGATAGGTGGTGTTAGTGGGGAATGTTGAACAGCTAGTGGGAGAAAGAAACAACTCCTTGATTGGTTGATCTTTGGATATGAGTTCAAACATAAGCTCCTTCGTCAACATGGATGAATATGACAGAAACTTGGCTCCAATAATGTGAAATCCTACATACTTACGAGGGCATGCAGGATTTAACAAAAGCAAGTGTCCACCACAATCACCATTTTGCGTTTGCGCTCCATTGCTTGTGTCACTCATAATCCTAAGCCCTACCACTTCATAAAGACGGGAATATGTTTCTTCTGGGGCTGATTGGAATTTGACTACTCTGTTTTCTACGGGCTTTAAATGAACCAACTGGAAACTTTTAACACTTGGAATATACAATAAACCCACTTGAAGAGAGGTAATGTACTTAACTACTTGTTCTGTTTCAATCACATGCTTTTCCAAAGTTGATGGGAAGTTATAATTTTGGCATGAAAACACTGCTACATCTCTTTCTGCTTTTCCTGCTACATACTTTAAAGGAATCACTAATTGCTCTCCATTGGCCTTCTCCTTTACACACCAATACTCATATCCAGGATGAGTAATATGGAATGGAGCAAACACATAATTCTTATACCCAGTCCCATGAAGGAATGATGCTGTTCGCTTTTCGCAGTTTGGTTTTCCTGCGTAAACACGAACAAAACAATCCTTCATAAGTGAGGCATGCAAATTCATTGCATTTGGATCCATTGCCATTTCCTTCTGGCAATTATCTCCTTCAAGTCCAAGCAATTCTATCATTGCTTCATCCATATCCTCTTCAGTAACATTCAGATTTTTCAATTTTCCTTCCTCTCTCAACAATGCAATTCTCTTCTTTTTCTTACGAAGAGATGTATCTGAATCTTCGACTACTGCTGGTGTCACTGCTTCTTTCATCAAAGTTGTCCTCTTTCTTGTCTTAGATTTGGAATTATCTGAATTTTCAATTTTCACTTCTGGTGTTGCTACAAAAGATTTAAGTTTGTCTTCATACTTCTTTTTCAAATTTTCATCCTTTATCTGACCTAGTATATGTTCAAATTCATCTATATCTTCTTGACTTTCAAGCAAATGACGCTTCAAATCTTCATCATCAATGGTTCCATCAATGAAATTTCTAAGAATGACTTCTTCAAAACTCATCTCTTTTGCCTTGTTGTTGTAGATATTCCACATTTCTGCTTTCTTGCTTCTCTTAGTCTGTTCTTTCACTGGATGAATCAAATTCTTGTCTTCTTTATCCAAATACACATACTTTTCTGCAATTTCAATATACTCTATCACTTCTGGTGTTATTGATTCCTTCATTGGTAGTGAATGATGACACTCTTGTTGGTTACATGGTTTATCCTTACAATTTGGGCACTTGTATCTCAGGTATCCCTTCCTCATATTATCCAAATTCAAGCATATCTCTGTATGGGTACTGGACAGCCATCCTCGTTGGCAATGATCTCTACAATACTGTTGATGAAACACCGCATGTCCTAATGTTCCGGGCTTAGCTCCTCTTAGCCCAAGTGCATCATGACAAGTAGTGCACTCAGTATTCTGCTTCATATGCAGTGCTAGAACTGAAAAATACAAGTACAAACTTCCAAAGATAATTGTGTCAAATATGATATGGAACCACACTGTTCTGATAGACACTGATACTAGAATCTCTATAAATTCCATAAGGAAATGATCTCCAAACAGCCAGACTAAGAAAGTCATAACAGCTTTTGCTAATTCGTTTGCAGGGTGCGCAAGGAATTCCAAAAACTCAACTGTATTTCGGAGAATTCTTCCCAAGAAAATTAGAGGTCTAGTAGTTATGTCTCTCCATTGTCTTTTCAACCATTCATACCATGATTCTTGAATATCATCAGGGCCAAATCCAGATCTTGTTCTTCTCCAACTATCTCCGTCTATCAAATAGTCATATCCTGTTCCTCTAAAATATAGTGCATATTTTCCTGGGGGGACTTTTCCTGCATATGGTGTTGAAAACCAAGTACCTTCTTCTCCATACTTCGAAATCAACCTAAACACATCCTCTGTAGTCTTATATAGAGGTGCCTGTGTTGCCAAGAAATCTGCAATATAATAAGACCCTGCTGGTGTTCCTGGAATGTCTCCGTCATCAAATGTCAGTTTCACTCCTCTCCACACTCGATAAAATTCTGGGGAAGTGTTCACACGATTTATCTGGTTGTATTCTTCTGGCAAGAAATAACAACCTGTGGTATTTCGCTTGAGATGTGCTTCCTCATATAAATCATCATATGTAGTTACAAAATCCTTTGACATCTTTGCCTGCTGTCCAAATCCTGCTGATTCATTGTAAAAATCATGTTTGATTCTCATGCTTTCGATTGTCATATCCAATATATCTACCAGATTTACTTGGCCTCCTCCTGCTCTGTTCACATAATCTACTCCAGAATTGTACATAGTGAAATCCAAATGGGGGAATGTCATATCAACATTTCGAGGCATTGGGGCATTGTTTCTAGTGCACTCTATTACTACAAATCTCCTTTGCAAAGCCACAACCTCCTTGATGGTCTTAGAGACTGTGGGGAATTGATTCACACTTCCTACTATTAACTTTGAGATGTATGGTGTTCCTTTGGATGCTAAATCTGCTTGTCTTGTTGGAAATTTGTTAGGTGAAATCATATTGCACCAATCCAGATGGTCTTTATCATCAGCGGGTTGAAACAAATCATCCACTAAGTGAACTTCCTGTCCACAATATCCTTGATGGTAATCATCTTGGGTATTCTGGGACCATGTAGTCCATTCCTTTATGTCATCCAAATCTTCATATGTTGGGTCTGTATCTAATCCCCTAGACATATATCTTTTAGTTAGTAGATTGTGAAAAGCTCCTTGTAATACACTTTTACCTATTCCTGGGACTCCTGTCAATGCTATTGCTACTGGTTCTACTCTAATACCTTGGAGGGATCTTGCTTGTTCAATAGTCTTCTTCACTTGGTTATATCTGGTAAACAATTGCATAACTTCTGCTGCAAATCCTGTATCTTTCAATGAAGAATAAATTCCTGATGTTAATTGAACCTTGCTATTTTCTACAGTTTTATAATCCTTTATAAACTGCTGGTAATACTTAGTTTTCTGATATTTAGCTGGACATCTACACATATCCACTTCATAATCTGAGCAATTTTTCAATGCTGTTACTAATTCTGCTTTCAAAATCTTCAATGTCTTTGAGGTGTCAGTTTCATATAAACCCCATTCTTCTAACACTTCTAAGAAAAGTTTATGCATAGTTTCCATAGCTTCTGCTTCCTTCTGTGCTGCAAAAAGTCCTCTTGAATTATTTGTAATAATTTTACTTGGTGAATAGTCTCCTAGACACGAAGCTAACATTCCAAACAACACGGAGGTTTTTGACATCTGCTTCTGAGCTCCTTCTGTTTTCGTAAAGGATGTAAACTTCTCTGAAATTTTCTGCATTACATTTTCTGTAAATCCTAACAAACCAACAATGGAAGATAAAGCTGTAAATACTTCCATTTTTGATTTAGCTCTCATGATCTGTGCTACATTCAATGATAAAGGTACAATATTAACTTTCAATTGACTCCAAACTTTTCTAAGATGGGATTCAGGTTCCATAATCCCTTGTACTTTTGGTTCTAAAAGGTCAAATAATCCTCGTGCTCGATCGCACAAGTCTGAAGCTACTGTATTTACATTTTTGAAGGCTGATTCTGCGTGATCCATGCAGTCGTGAAATTTTTCTGCGCCTTCATGCAATTGATCAACTACTTCTGGCATTCTTTCCATGCCAAGTGTTGATCTCATAAATTCACTAAACATTTGTTTTTCAAAGACAATATCTAGAGGTCTAGTGGCGATATCATCTGCAAAGATTAGATCTAAATATTTTCTATTTTCTCTTCTAATATTCTGCAATATTTTCTTAGCAGATTTTGAATTTCCATTCAATGTCTTCTCTTCAACAAATTTAAAACTTTCAATTGAATCTATTATGGTCTGATGATCTTGTGAAGCAAGAAACATCATGTATGAGTGAAATCTTTTTCTATTACTGGGGGAAATTGACTGATACAATCTTTTCAGTTCTTCATCATGCATAAAAATCTGTAAAAAGTGGTCTTCGTCAAGTCTTTCATAAATCTCTTCATAAAATTCAGTCAATTCATCAGTATATACCGGTCCTCCCGGATGATAGTTAACGCTTGGTAGTGTTTTTGCTATGTAATCAAACAAAGTAACTTTTCCAAGACTTGTCGTTTTGTGGTCGTCAACGGTAGATCTGGGGGTATTTCGATAACACTTGTCCATAATATATTGAATCCTTAACAAGCCTAGCCTTTAACAGGGCAACTATCTGGTACTGAAAACCGGATCAAGATTGGAATTGTATATCCCAGGGAACGAAATCCTGGTTGCGTTCTAGAGCGGGTCGAACCCTCCCTCTCCAAATATACATTTCGAAATCTATCACGATAGTCTCTAAACTCTTAGGGATGTCAGCACATCAATAGCAGATCTCAAAACAAGAAAGTAATGAGTTGGTATATCTACCGGAAAATGTACCCATGGACACGTCCTGTACAGGTGTCGAGGCTGCACAGTTTATATTACACAACCGAAGAAATGTAATAGACGTAGGAAATATAGAATAGTCACTAGTGTAGAAGGGTGACTATTTATAGATGTAGCCAATAGAAAATGACTACGAAATTATTGTAAGTGTAATTAAGTGAAGTCGTCCACGGAGGACAAGATGCAAATAAAACACTCGAATATAGGAAACATAAAACACATGAGATTACGTATATAACGGGGTTGGTGAGGGCATTATGACAGCTACTCACTAAAGTGAAAGTAAATCTCGGTACTCGCTGTCGAACGTTATACACAGGGGGGAAAATGGGTGTGATTTTACGTTAAAAGTAAATAGACAAATATAAGCGGTTCCAGGCAATTAAGCACAGTATGGGCGCTTCTATAAGTCAAATCTACGAAACTGCTTGCACAAAGTTGCAGAGGCAGAATGAACG